TGGAGATTTCCAGGGTTGATGAAGGGAACTTTTTCAGCGTAGGGGAGACCAAACAGTTGAGACAGGCCGCTTCCGCGTGGAACGAAGGTACGCGAGTTGATCACAACAAAACGATCCGAGAAGTAGTTCTTACCCACACTCATCTTCAAACCGACTGCAGAAGTGCATGCCTGCCAAAGCGGGTAGCACCTCTGTGGAAGGTGAAGAAGACAGTCGTCACCGTTGATAAGCATTCCTGTTTCCAGTAGTGAAAACTCCTGGTCATAAGACTGCTCCATCACATAACGGTTGACAGCTGCATTCACTAGGCAGAGAATCGGAAAACTGACGACCGAGCCCATCAATTGGCCGTTCGTCTGTTTGACGCTCTCAAATTCCCCACCGCCCAGTGGATAGTGTAGTGTGTGGTCGGTTAACAACCTCCGACCCAGATCGTCCCAAAACCCGTGAATACCACATCGAGAAACAATGGCATCCCAGCAGAGATTACTTGCATCCGCTGAGAGATAGTCTGTAGCCGCTTTGTAGTCCCCGGAAAGCCACCAAGACCCCAGCGGGCATTTACTCCAGAAAGAGTCAATGTCCAAAGGATCGAGAGGCGCTCCAATAAGGCGAAAGGTAGGGTGGTTCTTAACCCCTTGCCAAAGAAACTTCTGCAGATATCGACCTAGCCACTGTAACTTCACAGGTCCCTTAGTGATCATACGGACTTTACAGGCCTCAAGAACTGCTGACGGCTCCGCATCCGCCGTCTCCAAAGATGGATCGTACACCAAAGGCTCCCTGCTCTGAAGGCCAGTTTCAAAGGCCTGAGCAATGTTGTCTGTGATCCAGTCCGAGAAACCTCTTATCTCCACAACACGACCCGCCCTATCCCTCATTTCGAGAAGATTTGGCAGGCCATCCGGGAGCATGGAGGCATCAAGGACCTGGGCCAACAAGACCGCGCTATACCCTTCCGTGAAGGAACTTCGACTGCACTGAACCAGCTGTCCGAAGGACCCACCTTCCGCCACCCCACATTTCGACTTACCGCAAGGAAAGCGGCCGAAGTGTGCTCGCTCCGATGGGAGAAGCAACACCTCGCTAGGTCTAAATGGGCGTTTGGGGAAAACCTCTCTAACTGTTCGCTCGATTTCTTTTGCGAACCAGTAGGGGAGGGGCGCCGGCTTTGAAGTGAGCCGGTCACGGTGCGCCGCATACTCTGAGTTGATGAAACTCTCAGGAACGGGCGCAGTCGCGCGTTTTGCCATGAGCATCGCCTGGAAGAATAACACCCGCCGGTTTTCACTACGGCAGTCCAGGAAACGTCTCATGCGGGAACCAGTAATACCCGTGTACAACCATCGACCATCGAACCCCTTCGGAGCGGGAGGCAACTCCTGACCCATGGCGCGTGCTGCCCAAGCAGCGGTCAAGAACTTGAAGCGATTTTCCATCTCATCGCCCCAGCTTAACAGCTGAAAGACCAAACGCCTTCGGTCAGAAAATGTCATCTCGACCAACTCCGACAATGCCCCGAAGAGAGACGTCTCGGCATAGCACATCCGCTCAGCTGTTCCAAAAATAGCTTTGCAGGTGTCTTTTCCGTGACGCCACTCAACGAGGACCTTAAGGGATTCAAGCAGTTCTGGTGTCAGTGATGTAACAAGACCCAATGCCTTGTCCACCAGACCGCGCGCCCGCCGAAGTTTTTCCTTCTTCTTAGGCGGGACACGGTTGCCAACAGTCTCCACAACAAGACGACAAATGTCCTTCGTCGCTTGCTTGTGATACTCGGAGCTGTTGGTCTTAGTCAGATTGGGAACTTTCACCCGGGACATAGAACTCTTTGGGTTCTCGGGTTGGGGCGCTCCTGGTCCTAAGGAGTGCCCCTCGAAATGCATACGCGCGCAAACACATAATAGCTCAGGCAGCCAAAGATTCCGTCGGTAAAGCTCGGGATGAGGTAGTTCCCTACCCCCCCGGACGGTTTCAATGGTCGCCATGCTCATACGCTAGTTGCTCTAGGAAGACAGAGTGATGCGCGTG